ATCAAAGCCTGTGAAATTTTACTATGAGTAAAATTTCACAGGCTTTTTCATTTCAGAGGAGGGTTATGTCCCAGCCTCTATTGATTTTCCCTATAATCGTGCTCTGTACTGCAGTAGAGTTTCCTTTCTCCTGGATCTGCTTAATAAAGTCTAAATAAATAATAGCAATTAGTTGCTCCACAGTTGCGCGCACCCCATCCAAGTAAGGGGATAAGTCGTGTATAAGTACTTCCCCGCGCAAGATTATTTTTTCTCGCATCCGAATATCCAGATATGCATATTTTTCCTCATCGATTTCCTCATACTCTTCTTCCACTTCCTCAAATTTAAACAAAGTGGAGCTGATTTCTTTAAACACCCTTTTCTCCACGATTTTAACGGGAAAATAAGTGGCCATACTTTGTTTTAAATATGCAGCCACTTCCTCATTACTAACCCCACGCTTAACTTGGTTTAAAAAATCAGAGTAAAGCATATGTAATAAATCGGCCATACTGTAATTGTAGCTGACGGTATCTGGATAATTGTCTCGCAAGTCATCGATAAAAATTAAACCGCGTAAATATTGATAGTATGGTAGGGTGATAGTTACATATTTTCTATTTGTAAACAAATACTGCAGCAGTCCTTTTTCTTTTGTATTACCAGTCATTCTTTCCTGTAAAATATTAAACTCACTGTATGATTTTTTCAATGTCCCCATCCCTTTCTAACCAATTTAAAATCGACATAACACTCATGTAAACTATTTTTCTATCTGACATCCCCTTGCGCACGTTTAAGCCGTGTGGACCGCCTATTTCCCGTTCATATTGAGTAAGTAATATATTTGTATGCATATAGTTCTTGCTGTCCTTATACGGCAAATCAAACGTTATGAGGTGCTGGTTATTAAGAGCATATTCCAACAGCAGCGTATTAAACTTTGTTTGCTCAATTGTAGGCTTTCCCTGTTCTTTTAACTTTATCTTTACTTGTTTACATAATGATCGCAATTTCATTCTTTCTATTTCATCAACTGGGAATTTTATAGTGTGAGTTTTATCAGATCTGATTTTGCGTGGTTTGGTTGATTTTTTGGAAGATGATGACTCTTTTATTATTTTCTGTTCACCAAAGAGCGGATTGATATACCCCATTAGCCCTCCCTCCCTTCATTTTTTAGTGGATATCTCACGGCTAGTTTTCCAGTTTTCCACTTTAATAGATATATAGTGGAGGGAGTGGAGGTTTAGAACTTTATATAAAGATAATTTTGTATAATCCGAGAAAAAGTTGTCCATACTGGTTGCTACTAGATTAAATCAGAGGTGTTAAATATGAGGAACAAGAAGAAAAAGAATCCTAAAGTAGAAGAAAAGCTAAAAAAGGCAATCGCAAAAGCAAAGAAAGATGATGTTAAATTGGTGCGAGTAAGAATTAAATAGAAAAAGCAGGAGTTCTCTCACAATAAGAGAACTCTTTTTTTATGCAAAAAGTTGGAAAGAAGATTCAAAAAAAGTCTTTTTAAAATTAGTACACATAGTTGCGTACTAACCAAAAGTATGGTTTAATATAAGTACACATAGTTGTGTATTTGAATTTAAAGGAGTGTTTTTAATGTTAATTAACAGATTTAATGCAGATTACGGAAATTCTACTAGTAACTTTATCGCTGATGGTTATTTTTTTGAAATGAGTACATCGGTAGCTGAATTAACCAAGGAAAAAGCCGAGTCCTTATTAACCAGTGCTGTTGATAGCACAGACGATCTATTGGAGCGACTTTTGATTTCAACTGAAATAGACAATGAGGTACGTTACTTTACAGTGGCAAAGTTAGCCGAAGGAGATCCAAGAGCAATTAACGTTAACGGTCATATGCATGACAAGATAAAGTCTATTGTACCTTATGTAACGTTCTTAGCTGGAATGGCTTACTACTATAAAGTACAAGACAAAGAAGGAAGCAAAAAAGGTTCTATTGAAATTGATAGAAAGAAAATGATGTTACCGATATGGCTCTTAAAAAATGAAGATAAATTTTCTATTGCTCAAAATAAAATGGCAGAAAGATTCTTAGGTCAACATAACGTATCTCTTTTAACCCCAGGAATGGAATTAGACTTAACTATTCAAGTTAAAGAATCTAAATGTTACATTGAAGGCGAAGTAAGTAGATGGGCTTTAAAATATAAAATTACAAATTCTGATGGAATTACTAAAGTAGTAAAAAGAAAAGAAGTAAAACAGTTTGAACTAAATCCAACGGTATTGACTGACATAGGCGGTGGATCTACTGATTCAGCTCTCTTAACAAAAGGTCTAAATGCTCCTATCTCAAAGGATAGCTTTCAGGTCATTCAAATAGAGCCTTATTTAGGACGTTTAGAAGTGCTATTGAAAGAAAAGTTATTAGTCCACTTTAATAATGTGAAAAGCTTAGAGAAATTCATAGTAGATAATTATACAAAGCCGAAATATATACTTAATAATCCAAATACTGGAGAGAAAACAGATATAACTGCTCCTATTGTTGAAACGTTAAGAGAATATGCAGAAATATTAGTTATGAAAGTAACATCAACATTTAATGCCCTTACAACTGATGAATTAAATTATGTATATTTTGGTGGAGAAGCTCCTATCCTAGCTCCTTATATTAGTGAAGCAGTTTCAAATAGATATAATGCCGAAATATTAGAACGTAATCATTTCTTCTTAGCTGATGTGCTTGAAGAAGATAATACAGAAGTTGTTCGTCCGACTAGTCGTACTATAAATCTTGTTGCACTTGAAATCATAGCATTAAGTGAACAGAAAGTCGCAGCGTAAAGTAGGTTGTTATTATGTCAGAAAAAGATAAAAAACGTCTTACTCTAACTGGGAAAAATATGCCCGATCCAATTTTCACGAAGCTAGAACAATTAGGAAATGACCGTAGGTTAACCCCTTATATAATTAGCCTAGTTGAGAAGGAAGAATTGATGGATACGCTAATATCTAGTTTATCCATCCTTCTTGATAAGGTGGATAATTTAGATGTTCAATTACAGGAAATAAACAAGAAATTCACTACGATAAATATTCCCACTTCTGACGACAAGAGAAAAAGTTATGATGAAAAACCTAATTTTGTGGAAAGCGTCAAACAAGGTGATCTAGGAATTTCAGATGAAGTTGATAGCGAAATTGATGAACCTATTAATACTGATTATGATTTTTAAAAAATTCATTAGAAAGGAGAATATACTTTGACTAATCAAGTATATCAAATGTCCTATGATGAAAATTTAGATAGTGATATTCATAAATGGCTGGAATCACTACCTAGGAGTCGAAAAGCAGAATTAGTAAGAAATGCAATTAGATTTTATATTCAATCGACAAATTCGAGTATCTCTCCAGTATCGCCAAAAATGAACTCCAATAAAAATAATGAAGAAACACCACCAATTTATGAGATAGCAGAATTAGAACATAAACAATTAGAAATATCAAATTGGTTCAAAAAAATGCCGAAGAATGTAGACATAGATTTAGTCAAATCATTATTAAAGTATCACAATACAGAATTTGGCCCTAAATCTAGATTAGCAATGTTTAAAGATTTTAAATTCGAAGGAATTGCATACATGAAGGATAACGGATTTTACCAGGTCGTCTATATAAATGGTAATGAAGAAGAAGGGAACAGATTTATATTAGATCATGTTTTTTCAATTTATGTAACTCAAAACCTGGGCAACTTTAATGAAGTAATAGATGAGTTTAAGCGACTTGGTTATGATCCGATAAATTATACTGCAGATAAAAGGTCCGTTAGAAGTAAACTTATTATTAATAGAATAAAAAATGACTTAAATGTTGAATTAGCTTACTTCTTTGATTTTGGTTGTTTAGCTGACGAGTATAACGCAATCAAGAACACCTCTGGAATCTACACTTTATATGATGACGAATTTAATTTAGTTTATGTAGGAAAAGCAAAATCTTTAAAAGATAGAGTAAGATCCCACGTTCATGGATTGACACATACAAAAGATTATTATGAGTCATTTACATACATTGCGGTAATGTATGTAAATGACTATGAAAACGAAGCTGATCTTATAGAAAAAGATTTTATTAGAAATTACTCTCCAAAGATGAACAAAATGCTAACATTACCTAATTTCATAAAGGAGTGAAAGGAAATGACCCAAAATGTAGAATTAATTGAAATGATGAAAAAAGTTGGTTTTATGTTTAATGGCAAGGAATTAACAACAGAACAAGCGGAAAATATGGTCAATTTGTTAGAAGCACAACTTAAAGGAAATGAAAAAAATAGTAATAAATAATTTTGTAAGGGCCTTTGTAAAGGTCTTTTTTTCTTGTTTTGGAAGCATAAATAAAATCTTGTTTTGCGTGTGCATATCCATGGTAAAATAGAATCTAAATAAGACTAAAAGAACATATCCTCGTTCAAATTCTATGAAAGCTCGAGGCGATAAAATATGCACAAGGATATGAATTCTAAAACAACTACTACTCGCAAAGTAAAAAAAACAAAAAATAAAAAAGATACACCTAACCATCAGAACAATTATAACCCATCAAATAGAGTCGATTCGTTTGTGGCAATCTCAAACAGCTTGCCTAACTTTGGAAAAGGACTAGCGTGGACTCTGGGGGCGATAATAGGATTTCTATTTATCTCCACTATAATTGTTTTTGTATGGTCGGGTTTGATACCTCCAGAAGAAGTTTGGGAGTTCTTCGTTAAGTATCTAATGAAATAAGGAGTTGATTCCTACTACTACTAGTATGTATTAAAATCTACGTCTTATGCATTGGTTTGGAATTAGGCAGCCAAATCGGTCTTATTTTTTAAACGGGGAGTTTTCTTTTGGCATCATGATGAAGAGAATTTTACATATATAGGGTGATAATCAAAAGAAAAAAGGGAGAAGCTGGCGGGCTTACTCCCTTTTTTCTTTCTCCTTTTGTCGCTTTTTATACGAAATGAAAACTGTTCATTCCACAATGGGTACGACTTTCCAATCTGTAGGCTAGGATCTAATGAGTTTATTCGCCCCACAGTACGAATAATAGATGAATATTCATCGATGTCTATCGCTCCTTAGTAACTAGGCATGTTACGAGGCTCCGTGATAAAAAATCACTTGCGATATGGTTCTTTTACAACACTACTTAATTGATATTATAACACAATTTAAAAAATGTTAAACCAAGTTTAACGCCATAAGTTAACATTAACCTATAAAATCAATTTTACGCACCCAACAATATATATAATATGAAAACAAAACAGTCACTAAAATGTCTAGATACCTAAGAAAAAGTTTTTTCTTTTATTATGCACCTATGAGCGCGTAAAATTTATATCATTCAATATCCAAAACAATAATAAAATACCACTGTTTTGTGAATTAGCTTAATGGGGTGACTTTATATGTATTCTTGTCAATTTGTTCAATGAGTCCGTATTCTGATTCTTGAAGGGACAGTATAGATAATTTAAATGCAGTTTTGGAAAGTTTTAATTTATTTGCAATAGCTTCAATATTTTTTGCTTTAAGCGTAATCAAGCATGAATTTGTTTGTTGGGCAATCATGCACAAATAAACGTATACTCTTAAATCAAACATATTAATATGTTTAGATCTTGCAGCAAAAAAGCTTTTTATTGGAACTAGAGCAGACTTTACATCTGGATCGAAAGGTGTATTAAAATTTAATGTTTCAGCTAAACTAAACGCACTAAATAAATACTTAACTTGTTCATCAGGACTTCTCAAATCGAACGTATGAAAAGGAATCGATATGAAATTTTTATTCGTATTAGTAGTATTCAATTTTTACACTCCATATAAATTCTAATTAATTCTCCTAAATTATCAGATTAATCTTCTAACCAATTATAAAATTTACTCTCGTCTGGCTTTTCTGATGATAATAATTTATAATCCAGTGCTTTTTTAACCCAAGTTTGAATAAGACCACGCATATTGTTGATCTCTTTCACAGCATTTAACATTTTGGTGATTGTTAATGCAAATTCATAATCATTAATAGAATTAATATTGTCTTTAGATCCATTAGGTATAATATAACCTTTTGATATTTGATATTGATAAGCATCTTCGATGTTTAATATTTCTTCAGCAGACAAATCAATAATATTATTAGAAATCATAACCTTAACCCTAGTCTTTAAATCATGTGGAATATTAGAATCAAATAATACTTTATATTTATCTACTAAATTAAGATTAAGATTAAGATTTTTATTATTATTAGTATTGTTATTATTATTATTATTTATTACTTGTGTTCCATTTTGAAACTTCCAGAAGTTCGAATTTGAAACTTCCGGATTTTCGACTAAATCTTTGGACTCTTTAGTATCTTGTTTTCGCTTTAAAACAAAGTTTTTCTTATGTAGTTTTTGTTTTTCTTTACGAGCTTCAATTCTTTGCTTAATTTTCTCTTTTATATGTTGATCATCTTCAAACATTAATTGAGCAACAGCATCAAAGAAAATTTGTATATATCTTGTTGTTTTTCCGCCAGCTAATTTTCTTGTATGTCTTTTTAATAAATTTTGTGCTTCCATTTCTTTGAATATTTTTGCTTGCTTACCTTTTTTTAAAGTAGTTTCTATTTCACAGTCTTCCTCTGTCCAGAAAAACATATCATCTTGTAACTTACCTTGTTCAAGCCATCTTTTATATTGATTTAGAACTTCTGCTAAAAGAACAGCAAAATCTAAACCGAATTTCCGTGCTATTAATTTATTTACTGGAACAAATGCGGATGCTGACATCCAATTGATTGCTAACATTTTTGAATCTATATTAGTCGGTTGCATAAAAAAATCCTCCAATTTTTTAATTGCAGGAATTTTCGCCGTATGGTAAAAAAAATATAGACACAGTAAATGAATATAGGTATAATTAACTTAAATAAATTTGTTAATTATTTCTCCTTCTACTTGGTCGTGGTGGGCGAAATTCCCTAGAAGCTCAGATGTTGGTCGCATCGAGCTTCTTATTTTTTTGTATAATAATTTAGTAGTTTAGTAGGCAATAAATTATTTTTAAATCTATGTATATAATATAAAATAAAATGTCACATCATGCAACAAATTTTTAAAAGAGCTTCCCAGTTATCTAGGAAGTTTTTTTATTTTAATCTTCTATGTATGTAAAAATATCCCCATAATTAAACCTTTTATCATACCCGTGTTCTTTAGAAATTCGGTTTAAAGTACTAATTATCATATTTATGTATTCTATATTTAGTAGCTTACTACGATTGTTATGATAATCATAAATAGTATTAGATCTAACCTTACTTTCAATAGCTAGTTGATATAAACTCAATCCAACACTTTCTGCTGCTGGTTTTAATGTGCAAATTGTTTTCCCCATTTTATATCTATCTCCCTGGTTAATGAACAATACCTTTTCATTTAATATATCATACATTTATACAATTTTAATCAAGAATTTTGGTAATTCGACATAATAGACTGAAAAATGATATCCACAACCATAATCGTTGTGTTATAATGGTTGTGGATTCGATAAAGAGTCGAGGTGTTGTTATGTGAAAATAATGAATAAAATAATGAATAAAATAATGAATAAAATCAAATCTGATTTAAAAGATGCGGGGATACAGCAGAATGAAATAGCTCCAAAATTGAAAATCAGTAGTGTTCGATTAAATCAATATCTTAATAACGAGGTAGATATCAGGTTTTATCATTTCATTCAATTAATAGGAATTATTTATGCAAAAAGAGATACAAAGATGAATTTGATACAGGAATTTTTAAAAGCTACCACAAAATATGATAGTTTGTTGGAAGCGTTAGAATGGGCGAGTAACACAAACGAGAAAGAAATTTACAGTACAACTAGAAATAAGTTAATTAGCTTAAATAAATCCAATCAGACAGTTGAATTATATGATATTCTTTATGATAGAAAACAAGGGATGAACACAACTAGGTTATTTGATAGGGCGGAAGCACTTTCTATAAAAGGAGTAAAAAGAAAAGAAAATGCTGCATTATTAAGTATAATTTACTTGTACTTGTTATCTGATCTATCTCAATATAGTACAATATCTTTGTATTCTAGAACCGCTGAACGATACATACCACAGATAAACAATCCATATATAAAAAAATCATACAAAATTAGAGTGGAAGAAAGAATGATATACGCTTTACTAAAACAAGGGGAAACAGAAATTGTCAAAGATAGAATTTCCGAAATGTTAAAAAAAGTTAATCAAATTGAATTTCCTTACCCTGTGAATTTTGTGTATGGAATATTATCTGAATTATATTTATTCGAGGATCCTAATAAAGCGATTTTTTATATAGAAAAATCCATAAAAATCTTAAAGGAAAACCACCTAGAAAACCATCAATTAAGAATGGATAAATTAAAGGAAACTCATGATTTTATTAAAATCTACTCCAACAATTTTAACTCCCTTTATCTTAATAGCAAGTCTGAACAGGCACATCTGTATGCAAAAATAGGAAAAGAAAGCGAAGCATTAGCAATTTTAGAAGAGTTAGAAAAAGAAAACGGGAGACTAACTGCATTTCAATTGTATTATAAATATTTGGCAACAAGAAAAACTAACGATTTCAACAATGCAAAACAAGCGTTTATATCAAATGGAGATTTTTTCTATCTAAACAACTTATTTGGTTAATATTTACTAATAATTAGAATAAATTGTAATAATAGTATGGACAAATGTTCTAGATTAGGTATAATTGTCTTGTAACGCTTCATGCGTCAAAAGGGGTGATCCTTTTATGAAGAAATTAAGATATTCTTTATCTGTAATTGTTGTACTAGCTATATTTAGTCTAGGAGTATTCACTGGAAAGGCTTCTGCTAACGAAATTGACGTTAAGCAAAAATTTTCCCAAGGAGGATTTTCTACTCAAGCGGTAGTTGATCCAGGAGGCGGCGGAGGCCATTAGCTAGTGATTTGATAAAAAAGACATCGTTCTAAAAGGACGGTGTCTTTATTAATATAATCGAAAATTAAGAAAATGACAAAAAATACAATTTTCTTAATTACATCAGGGGGTCAATAGAAAAATGACAGAGTGTACAGTGTTTTTGAAAAATATTGAGCTAATATGCAACAAATATAATTTAGATTCTAAAGACTATGTTATAGATGGAAATTTTGATTTATCGATGTTTTTGAAAGATATTCCTGTACTTGACCAAAAAAATATTATTGAGAATGTAGTTATTAATTAAAATAAGAAACCCAATCGGATTATGATTGGGTTTCTTTGTCAGTATCTTCTTTATTTATCCAATTTTCTAATAGGATTGTAATTGTTTCAATTTGTTCTTTTGTTAACTCTTTATCTTTATAGGTAATTGATTTAACGCTACTTAAAACGTTATTTAAATCAGGAGAAGGATTAGGGGGTTCAATTGAATCGGAGGTAAGCATTAAATAAGACTCATGTGTCTCAAATAATTCAGCTATATCCTGTAAAGGTTTATTCAATGGAATTCTATTCCCTAGTTCCCATGAAGCATACGTCGATCTAGGGACGTTTAATGCTTTTCTTGCTTCATCTATTGTAAAATTTCTCTTTTTTCTAAGTTCTCTTAGTCTGGCCCCAAATTTCTGCATAAATTCTTTAGAGTGCCTACGCTCAACAGACATATATATCAACTCCTTTACGAGTTTAAATAGGGTAATAATATAAACATATGAATATTATCATCTAAAAAGTTGCTCTATGCAACATTTTTATAAAAAAATATAAATTAAATATAATATAAAGCTTGAAAATGTCGCATAGTGCGGTTAAAATTAACTTAAGTAATTTTGTTGCATGGTGCGACAAAAGTGGGTGAGTTAATTGAGTGGAATTACTAGAAAAAAAAGACTTAAATTAATTAAAGCTAGGAAAAGTAAAAAATTAACTCAAGAGGATGTAGCTACTATTATAGGAGTATCAAGGTCATTTTATAGCCAAATTGAGACAGGAGAAAGAAATCCTCGGTATGAAACATGCTCTAAAATATGTTTATTTTTTGATCTTGACATTAATTCATGGGATTAATTTTTTTACCTAAAAATATCGCATCATGCGATATTTTCTGTGAGAGAGGTGAGTAGATGAACGAATGTGTAGTAGGTGTTATAGAAAAATTTGAGGAAATCCAAATACCGTCAATTAACAAGGCGAATAAAGTTCTTATTCGAATTCGCGTTTTGAAGTCCACAAATAGAAGAACACTAAAGGTTGTTTTTGTCGAATGTGAAAACGAATTTTATGGTAAAGCAAAAAAAATAAAAGGTGCAAATGCGAAGCTTCTATTTGTAAGGTATGAAAAAACAAAGGAAAAAGTAATAAATGGAAGAGTTCAAATATCATTAATACCAATAAATATGGCAAGGGCATATTCTAAACACTTTAGAATTATCGATGAACTACTGATGAAAAATGATAAGAATTAGGAGGTAATATCAATGCTTGGGACTACTATCGATTTACAAACCAATGAAAGAAATATAGTTGGACAAGCCATTAAAGAATACCTTTCATTTTTAAAATCTACTGAAGTTAGTCAGTATGTAATGGCCGCCAATCACTTAAAGAAGCAAGAAATTTTTGTTGATGGAATTATCATGAGGTGTTTCGAAGAAGCTTTGAGGTTTAAAGCAAGTAAAGATAATAGCTTTCTATATTCAAGATTAGCAGAATACATAAAACAGCAAAGAGAAAACTTCCAGTTGCAAGCAATGAGCAGATTGGGACTGGCAGCAATATGAAAGGTAAATATCCGAAATGGGTTAGTGTTCTATATCTAGAAACGGAATCGGGGCAATATCGTTCATATACAGGATGTGCAAATAATATTGAAATGCTTTTTGACATAATGGATCGTCGCAATGTTACCGATCCTAAACACTATGAAAGACTCACGGTGGACGATAGAGACCTTACAGAAGAAGAAATAAAGACATTTCATTTGTGGATGGAAAAGAAACGGAAGGAGAGAGAAGAAAATGAAAAACGGAAAAAGGCCGAGCAAGCAGCAGAAAATAGAAATTAAAGCGAAGGGACTTAATCCAGATAATTGGTTAGTTGTTAAAAACTTGCCTGCACAAATGGAGATACAACATAGAGAATCAAAAAATTTAAAGGTGATCTATAGATGAGGGAAGAGATTTTGAAAAAAGCTAACTTGCAGCAGCTGCACATCATCGCTTCATTCGATGATGATTTAGCCTATAAAAATAGCGCTTATGTGGAGCTATTAAGAAGAAGAGACGAAGGAATATACGCATAAGGGGTTTTGGGAAATGTCATATGATCACAGCGCACAAGAAGCGCATGCAATATTGATAATTAACGGAAAAATAGTCACTGTTACTCCGCCTGGGAGTGGTTATGGGGAACTTAATTTAAAGTGGGTCAAAGGTAAAATCACTACTCATACCAAGACAGAGACTACTAGATATGAGGGGGAAAAGAAATGAATTTATTCGGCAAGATTAAAAGTATTTTTGTAAAAGATAAGAAACCAAAAACAGCAAATTTTAATGCAAAGATAGTGTTTCCAGAATTAAAAACGGAGCAAATATTTCCTCCTCAACCTATACAGAAAAAGAAACATTTTAGGTTTTCCCATCAAGTGATGATAAGTAAACAAAAGAGCCAGCAAAAGAACTGGAGCAAGTGGAAAAATCGATAAGGCGGTGAAAGAACTTTGGTTAATCCGATTGGAATGAAATACAACAAAGGATATACCAGAAATAATTTAGTTGTATGCCTGGAGGATATAAATTTTCATTGGACAAAAGGTAAACTGATTGATTTAGCAGAGCTTTGGAAAGACGGACGATCCTATCGAGAAATGGCAGCATTTTTTAAACGGGATCCAGACGAAGTGGTGATTGCCTTTCTTCATTTAGCAACAAAAGGCATAGTCTATTACGGAAAAAACGGCAAGAGATTGGTTAAGCAGCAGAAAGGAGTAAATTCTTCAAAGGTTGTAACGGCATTGGAAAATGTCAATTTTATTTGGGATGAAGACGATCTAATAAAACTGGCCAAGATGTGGAATCAAGGCAAAAACTTATTGGACATGCCTAAGTATTTCTGTCGAAATACGCTGGAGATATTCCTTGCTTGTTTTCATTTAGCAAGACAAGACGTAATTCATTTTCGAGGGTTCGTAATAGAACCTATTTTATTAAAAGGGAGGAGTTATTCGTGTTAAAAGGCGTTTGTATCGATGATGGAAATAGCACAGTGTTAAAGCCAGGAGAAACTTACTTCCTTTTTCCAAACGGGAATGAACATGCTTATGTTTCTAAATTCCCCAATAAAGCAGCACATAAAGGGTGCTTTCAGATGATGTTATTTAAAGAAGTGGCAGCAACAGATGGAACAGAAGAACAGAAAAAACTAGAGTATCAGCTTGATAGATCAAAAGTATACAAGGCTAAGTTGGTCCATAAAAAATCATACAGTGATACGGAATTAAAAGAGTACTATGTAAGGTTATTCCCACTATCTAATCATCCATATGAGATAGCTAACTTAAAGAAAAATTGTTATTTCTATGATCGATACAATAACGGCGAATTTGACGGATTTAGGGGTTGTTTCCCATTAGAGTGGTTCGCTGACTTTGAAGAAGTGGAACTACAGCAAGAAGAAATTATACATAATGAAGAACCAGTTGAGGTTGAAGAGAAAACAATAGAAGAATTGGCCATGGAATATACAGTTGTTGAGCAGTTATCAATATTTGATTTTTGATAAGGAAGGATGTTCATGAACTTTAGTAAGGGATTGAAATGGGGATGTTTTTTATCTCTTCCGTTGTGGGGATTATTGATATTTGTTGTTGTAACAATATATAGAGTAATTGCGGGGTGAGTAGAATGGTTGTTTTGGAGTACGAATATCAAGGGCATCACGCGGGCAGAACTTGGCCAGAAAACGGCAATGGGAAATTCAACGCTTTAATAAAAATGCGGTTGGAGCAAGGAGGAAAAATCAAAGTAATCGAAAAGCCTTCTGTTCATCCCGCAACTTTAGAAGAATTCATGATGGCTGCTAAGAAAATGATTGAAGTACATGGATCTAAACTAAAGCAGCTAATGATTTGGAACATGGATGAAATGAAAAAACGTTATCCAGATCGGTGTAAATAAAAAGGAGACTTCCAAAAAGAAGCCTCCTAAAGTTGGAACGAATGTTCCCATGCAGATCAAGTATACAACTTTAGGAGGAAAAAGGAAATGTCTTTACAAAAAAACACGATTTACAACATGGATTGTTTAGAAGGAATGGCAGCCATACCAGATAAATCTATCGATCTAATCTTATGTGATCTACCATACGGCACAACAACTGCGCATGGGATAGTATTATTCCATTTGATGAATTATGGGCCCAGTATAAAAGGATTATAAAGGATAATGGAGCGATCGTTTTAACAGCAAGCCAGCCTTTTACAACAGCATTAATTGCTTCAAATTTAAAATGGTTCCGTTATGAGTGGATTTGGAAAAAGGGAAATCATACAACAGGCTTTCAAAATGCTAATAGAATGCCATTAAAAAACCATGAAAATGTGTGTGTATTTTATAAGAAATTACCAACCTATCATCCACAAGGGATTATCCCGATTAAACCAATGAAAAGAGAAAGAAGCCCTAGTATGAAGGTTTTGGGAAATAGAAATGCAACTTTAAAAAAAGCACATTACGTAAAATATAAAAATTTCCCTAAAAGCATTATAGATTTTCCTAGAGATAGTAAGACATTTCATCCGACGCAAAAACCAGTTTCTTTATTTGAATACATAATTAAAACTTATACAGATGAAGGAGAAACAGTCCTGGATAACTGCATGGGAGGATTTACAACCGCAATCGCATGTGACAACACGAATCGTAATTGGATAGGATTTGAATTACAAAAAGAGTATTGCCAAGAAGGACTAAATCGAATTAATGAAAATAGATTTTATCTCGATTTGCCTTTTGTAGAGATAAAAACGGAAATTTAATATTGTTCCAGCATACTAGGTTTTACTTGGTGTGCTGGTCTTTAAGAAAGTTTCTTATAGCAGTTACAACAGATTGATATTGATAACTATTGGGAAGGAGTGAAACATAAAAATGAAGCTGGTATATGTAGATTTACTAATTTTGAAACATTCATTGCAACAGTATATAAAAAGAGATGGTGCAAGTGATAAAGATATTAATAGAGAAAGCAACTTACTAAAGAGAATTACAGCAGAAGTTACAAGAATAGAAGAAGATTATCAAATTAAAAAAGAGAAAATAATAAAATTTGTTCCAAAAGAAGATATTTATTGGGACGATTGGGGATTTAAAAGACTAGTTTTTAAAGAAGGTGTGAAATATCGAGGGTTGTTACATCCAAGCGGAAAAGTTACTGCCGAAACTCCTTATTACACTGATGTTTCAGATTTTGTAGATATTGAGAAAATCGAACTAGTAAATTAGATAACTTATGTGCGCGAAAGGAATGAAGAAATGAAATGTTATTACTGCCACCAAGCATGTGAAGGTTTAGTTTTTGAGCAGGGTAATTTTTCTATTATTGCTCATAGAGATTGTGCACTTAAGAAGCTTGAGAAAGATTGCGATCTAATTATACGAAGTAATTAAGATAACTAAAGTGAGGTATGAGGTAATTATGGAATCAGAAAAAATGGCAGAAATTATTGATGTTAATGCCCGAACTTTATGGAGTACTTCATTAGGTGGAAATCCTAGACAAATAGAGTTATTTGAAAGGATTAAAGATGTTAATGTTGGTGATTTGGTAGTTGAAACATCTAGTGCTTTTATGTATCCAGCTATTAACAGAGTAGGATATTTAAAAGAAATATTTAAAGGTGAAGATGGTTGGACTCACTATATTATTGAAAGATTAAACGGAAAAACAATGGATTGGTCTAATTGTAAATTTATTAAGGTCTTAACTGATTTTGAACATTTTGTGAGTTGATGTGCCATACGAAACTACTGTGAAGCATAGAAAGGAGAGAAAGCATGATTAACATGACGCTTTGTTTAACCTGTAATGGATCCGGCCGAATATATGCAGGTAAATTACATGGCAGACCTAAGTATCGTACTTGTCCACGTTGTCATGGTATAGGAGAACACGAAAAAGAAATTACTCGGAAACCAAAAGAAGATAGAGGGCGTACAGGCGCAGAATTACAAGCGTATTGCCCGAAATGTGCTAAACCAGTAGTTTTAGAAAAAGTAAAACTAGAAGTCTCCCAAAAAATCAATAAAGTAATCAATGATCCATCCCCGCAAGCGCAATTAGTTGTAAGAAATAACTTGGCCATTATTGAACACTTAGGAGCTGCAGAAGCATTGCAACGATCATCTGGAATTGTCTTGGATGCTTTAAGGAAGAATGAAGGTCCAGCTGGTACGCCTAGAATAGGTGAAAAATAAGAATGGAAGTAATTTATTCTCATCCCATTTTAACAACAATATGGCTAATTATGATATATGGAATGGTCAGTGATATATGCAGCAAGGAGCAAAAAAAATGAACCAAGAAACAATCGTTGTCGATGTAGATAGAGATTTGCACATCGATAAAGCAATCGAAAATTATAAAAAGTACCAAGAAGATAACGAAAAGGAAGTCCTTAATTATCATTTGATGAAAGAATTGGTGGAAGTTGTTCCCCATTTGTTAGATACCATCACGGATCTACAAAACGAAAACAAGCAAATAAAACAAGATAAAGCATGGTTGGCTGATGAATTGGAAAAGAGTTTGAACTGTTTAAGTGAATACAAAGAATAGGTTACAGTCTGTCTAGACGACTAGAGGACATCAACCCAAGAAGAGTGGAAAAACGCTCTTTTTGGATTGGTGTCCTTTTTTATTTGTCCAAACCGCGTCGGAGAAACGCGCTACAAGGAAATAAAATCGATTTTTACAAGGAGTTGTCCACTAAATGCAACAGAGCGACGATAAGAAATCACTTAGAGAACGGATGCTGGAAAAGCAAAAAGAGCTCCACCAGCTGCAGAAGAAAAAACGGAAAATGATTTTTCAAATTGAATGGGGCGTGAATAAACATCGCCAGGACAAACGGACGGGACCAACAACGGTTCACCCGCGAGATAAATATACGAGTTATCTCATGAAGGAAGAGTCGAAACGGATAAACGGGGAAGACGACTTGACAAAATAAAAACGCATAAATATACGAATGTTATGCAACTGTGAATAAGACTACTTATGTAAACTAGATTCCCGAAATGCTGATATAGCAAGGGCGGAAAAGACAAGAAAATCAAAAAAATAATACACGATTTTATACATCGTTGATAGATAGTCATTTGTAAAAAACAAGAAACGAGCAAATGGACGAAAACACTGCATAAAAACATGCATATTTCCGAGCTGAAAAAGGGGGAAAATCAGGTGGAAATATCCTATTTAGATAATTGGACATATAGAGATTTATCACATGAGGAATTAATTTGCCAATATCAAGAAACTCTTGAACTAGTAAAAGAGCAAAGAAAAGAAATCAAAGAAGAAATAACAGAATTAAAGAAAATTCTAAAAGAGAATAAATTACCTGGCCAATCCATCCGACTCACCAAGAAAAGAAAAGCAGCTATTAAAGCAAGATGGCAAGAATTAGAATCGCAAGACGCTCCCTACTCTTTAATACAAGGTAATTTAGAATATTCCCTTTCATGGATGAAATGTGGACATTCACCAGGATTTTCTAGAGGAATCGAAAGAAGATCCGTTTACCAAAATACAAAATTAGTAGATCCCATTAAAATGCAGCAATTCTACAGGAGCACTTATACAGGATTTGAATGGGACGAAGAACCGAAGGAAAATGTGATAACACGTTCAGAAAGAATTGTCTTGGATAAAGCAATGGCAGCATTAACAAAAAAAGAATTAGAAACGTATCTCATGAAAGCAAAAGGACTATCACAATATCAAATAGCAGATATATTAGGAGTTTCAAGAAATGCTGTTAAATCAAGATTAGCAAAAGCAAATAAGAAAATAGCAATTATTCTTCAGGAAATGGAGGATGATATGTAATGGAATACGTACATCCCATAAGAGACAATAGAATTGTAGAAGCAATGAAAGAATTATTGAAAGAGAAAAATGAACGGGATTATATTCTATTCTTAATTGGTATTAATACCGGATTCAGGGTAAGTGACATATTGAAGTTAACTGTTAAGGATGTAAAAAACCTAGACTATATTAGGAGAAGAGAAATAAAAACAGGGAAGAATCGGAGAGCTCCTATAAACGATGAATTAAAAAGAGCATTGAAGAAATATATTAAGGGGAAAGATGATAAGGAATATCTAATCAAAAGCAGACAGCGTGATAAAGATGGAAACCAGAAGGCAATAGATAGAAGTCGAGCATATGTAATTATCAGAGAAGCAGCAATCGACTGTGGATTTAGAGATACAGTTGGAACACATACGATGAGGAAGACATTTGCTTACAGACATTACCGTAAACATAATAACTTAGCAGCACTAAAGAAAATATTAAACCATGATACAGAAGAGTATACAATGGCCTACATTGGATTAGAAGATGACTATTTAGAGAGAACGATTATGGAGTTGAATGACTAACTCCATTTCGTTTTCTCTTTTTTTCGTTTAAAAACCCTTCAGTACATCATATTTGGGCGTTTGTGTACTCATTTAATAAATTTTTATTAAACACAATGATATCAAGGGCTCACGCCCTTTAAACGAGTAAAACACTATACCAAGATATGATGTACTCAATTAATCATGGTACCCATTTGCCACCTATAAGTGAGAAGTAAAATTCTGAACCATAACTAAAGACACTGAAAAGTGGCTATAAATGCTGATATATCAACGTTTTCACCACTTTTTATAATTTTACCAACAATTTACAAATTTCGTAGGTTCTTCTGGCATTTGAGTTTCTTAGCGGGTGCTGACGAGCCCAAAAACGCTCCAGTTTCTGGGCGAAAAAAGGCATTTCGCTTTCGCAGATTTGAATCTCGGGAAATAATTTAGAAAGGAGCGATGAAGCCTTGAAGGATAAGGATTTTATGGTACCAGGATATATTGTTTCTACCGCGGAAATTTCCGAAATGATAGGTCTAAGTGATCGTCGAATACAGCAATTAACTAGGGATGGAGCCTTAATAAAGGTCGGTCATGGGAAGTATGATTTGAAAAAATCGATAAAACAGTATATTGAGTATTCTGTAGAAAAAAGAGTGGCCACTGTAAAAGTAGATGATGATGACGAAATAGACGGTGCGTTGGAAGCAGCTTTATGGACGAGAGAAAAAAGAAAGAAAACAGAGTTAGAAGTAAAAATCATTCAGGGGGACCTTCATCGTTCAAAAGATGTTGAAAGAATAATGAATGAAACCTTGGGTGCCGTTCGAGCTGGGTTGCTTTCACTTCCTTCTAAGATCGCTCCTCAATTAATAGCGATTGAGGATATTCCGTTAATCAAAAGTATATTGACGAGGGAAGTAAAAGAGATTATGAGTGAATTGTCTCAATATGATAAATCACGATTTTATCAATACAGTACAGATAAATTGTTTATTGAGGAAGAAGAAACATTGGCAGTTGATGAAGAATGATGGAAGACAAAGAGTATTTAAAAACGAAGCAGTTATTTTCAAAAATCGTAAACGAGGTTCTAGCGCCTCCACCAGATTTAACCGTTTCGCAATGGGCGGATAAATACAGAAGGTTATCTAGTGAATCTTCCGCAGAACCTGGACAATGGCGGACAGATCGTGCTCCTTATCAAAGAGAAATATTGGATGCCGTAACGGATCCTAGTATTGAAAAGATCATTATAATGTCCAGTGCACAGGTTGGGAAAGCATTAGATATTAAAACTAAATTACCAACACCCACTGGATGGACCACAATGGGTGAGATAAGAGTAGGTGATCAATTATTTGATGAAGAAGGAAAAGTATGTGAAGTCCAATATGTAACAGAAGTTATGTACAATCATGCTTGTTATGAAGTAGAGTTCTCCGATGGTTCTAAAATAATTGCTGATGCAGACCATCAATGGACTGTAGATGTTTATAAATATGGCAATAAAGTTGATAGGAAAACATTAAAAACCATTGATATGCTCCAGGATTACAAAGATGGAAAGAGGAATAAATATGCTATTCCGGTAGCTAAATCTTTGCAGTTAGAGGAAAAGGAATTGTTGATACCTCCGTATATATTAGGTATTTGGCTAGGTGATGGAAATTCTCATTCTGCACAATTTACAGTCCATGAAAAGGATCGAGAAATTTTAGATTATATAGCTGCATTAGGAAGTAGAACAGAAATAATTAATCCTAATCAGTCTACGTGGAAAGTGAAAATTGACCCTTATAAACGAGGAACAACTTGCATTAGAGGTCATGATACAAATATTTTAGGTGTCACTAAACATGGTTATTGTGCAGAATGTCATAGACAGTATGCTATGAAACATAAATACAAAGACGAAAAAAGGCTAGATCCAATCGTTCATACAGTTTCTACTATGCACAACAAATTAGATCAACTTAATTTATTGAAAAACAAGCACATCCCTATTCAATATTTACGCTCTTCTAGAGAACAAAGACTATCATTACTACAAGGTTTAATGGACTCTGATGGACATATTACTAAGAGGGGAAGATGTGAATTTTCAACGATTAGTAAGGAATTAGCTGATGGATTTCAAGATTTGTTAAGTAGTTTAGGAATAAAGCATACCAGAAAAAAGAAGATTACTACATGCACCTATAAAGGCGAGAAGATATATGGGGAATGTGAAAGATTCTCTTTCTTAGTTTATGATGATGTTCCTGTTTTTAAATTGAGTAGAAAACTTGAAAGGCAAATTAGTAGAGTGGGAGCAAGAACAACGGAAACAGAAAACAGAAGAATTGTTGGGATTGTTGAGGTAGAGAGTAGGCCAGTTAGATGTATTACAGTAGATTCCCCATCCCATTTGTATTTAGCTGGTGAAGTGATGATACCAACTCATAATACAGAACTTTTATTAAACGCACTAGGATATCATATCGATTATGATCCAGCACCAATCATGTTAATGCAACCAACTGAGGCACTAGCAAAAAATTTCTCTAAGGAAAGGCTTGCTCCCATGTTGAGAGATACACCAGCTCTTGCAGATAAAGTCGCAGATGTTAAAACAAGGGATGGAGGAAACACGGTATTACAAAAATCGTTTCCCGGAGGTTACGTTGCATTAGTTGGTGCGAATGCTCCAAGTGGTTTAGCATCAAGACCAATTCGTATTCTGTTAGCCGATGAGGTTGATCGTTTCCCAGCTAGTGCAGGAACAGAAGGAGATCCGTTGGCATTAGCTGAAAAACGTACCAATAACTTTTATAACAGGAAAAAAATATTTGTTTCTACTCCTACAGATGAAATGACATCACGAATTTACAAGGAATATCAAGAAAGTACTCAAGAAGAATACCATCTTCCTTGCCCTAATTGTAGAGAATTACAGCCTTTGAAATGGGGACAAATTCTTTTTAAATATGAGTCAATGCAATGTGCATTTTGTGGCTTTCATTTTGATGAATATAAGTGGAAATTACAAAAGGGTGTTTGGATTGCTAAAAATCCAGAGGCCAAAAGTAGGGGCTTTCATTTGAATGAGTTGCTTAGCCCGTGGAAAAAATGGTCTGAAATCATTGATGAATTTAAAAAAGCTAAGAAAAAAGGTATGGAAACTTATAAAGTTTGGGTTAACACTTCCCTTGGTGAAGTATGGAAACAAAAAGGGTCAGGCGTTAAACACAAAGCCTTGTTTGATCGCAGGGAAGAATACGGATGCGAAGTACCTAATGGTGTTGTTGTTCTTACAGCTGGAGTCGATGTTCAAGATAACCGGTTAGAATATGAGATAGTCGGTTGGGGAGTTGGAAAAGAATCTTGGGGAATCAAGTATGGAACAATTCTAGGCGATCCAGGACAAAATTTTGTTTGGGAAGAATTAGACCAGGTGTTGTTCAATCTTTATGAGAGACAAGATGGGCAACAGCTAAAGATAAGCACCACTTGTATAGATAGTGGAGGACATCATACGAAAAAAGTCTATGCTTACTGCAGCAAAAGAGAAATAAATAGAGTATGGGCGATCAAAGGTAAAGGTGGAGATGGTGTTCCTTACATTAGGATTCCTAAAAAACGTAATGACGCTGGTGCATATTTATTTATTCTCGGTGTTGATGTTGGGAAAGATGAAATTGTTTCTCGTTTAAAATCAACCAAAGAACAAGATGGATACTGTCATTTTCCTGCAGAAGTAGAAAAAGGATATGACGAAGTGTATTTCAATGGGTTGACTGCAGAACACAAAGTAAAAAGTACACTAAATAATGGACAAACAGTCTTCAAATGGGAGTTGAAAAAGTCAGGTGCACGAAATGAACCGTTCGATTTACGTAATTATGCAACAGCAGCACTCGAAATTCTCAACCCAAACTTGGAGAAATTAAAGAAATATTTGTCCGAAAAACAAGAAACTTCTACTCAAAAGCCAGTAAAAAAGGTAAGAAAAAAGCGAAGAATCATTTCGAAAAGCATTAATTAGACCGAATAAAGGTCTTTTTTTTATGAGGGAGAGGGTAAAACGTGGCTAATTATAGGGTGGAAAACTTGAAAAAAAGGCTTGAAATGTATTATGCAGCGGAGGAGGCAATCCTTTCTAGTCAGGAGTATTCGATTAACGGAAGAACATTGAAGAGAGCCGATTTAGGGGCAGTTCAAAATATGATCAAAGAATTAGAAAAGCAAATTAATAACATATCTGGTAGAAGAGGTATTTCATACGGAGTGCCGAGAGGGTAGGTGCAAGAATGAATACATTAGATAGGTTAATAAGTTATATAAGCCCGAATCGAGCTTTAAAAAGGAACGTAGCCAGGGAAAAAATGAAGATTATGAATTCTGGTTATGGTAATTATGGAGCTAGTGCTACAAAGAAGTCCATGAAAGGATGGAGAAGTAGAGGCGGTTCAGTTAAAGAGGATATCGAAGACAATATACCTTCTATGAGAGAACGATCTAGAGATTTATATATGGGAGTTCCCCTTGCGACTGGTGCTATAAAAACCATGCGCACAAACGTTGTAGGGAGTGGATTAAGGCTCAATTCCCAAATAGATTATGAATACTTAGGCATGACTGCTGAAGAAGCAGACGAATGGGAAACCATTGTGGAAAGAGAGTTTTCTTTGTGGGCTGATTCTATGCATTGTGACTTACAACGTATGAATAATTTTTATGAACTACAACAAATAGCTTTTATTTCCATGTTGCAGAGTGGGGATGTGTTCGTATCACTCCCGATGGAAGAAAGACCAGGAATGCCTTACGATATACGAATTCATTTAATTGAAGCAGATCGTATCTGTAACCCAAAAGGATCACAACTTGATATAAAAAATGAAATCGTAAATGGCGTGGAAATTAGTGAGACAGGGGAAGTTGTTGCTTATCATGTAGCAAGACACCATCCGTTGTCTTTTAATTATGGTGAACAAAAATGGACAAGAGTGGAGAAGTTCGGAAAGCTTACTGGTAGACCTAATATTCTTCACTTGATGGAAACGGAAAGACCAGAACAACGTCGAGGAGTTCCAGTTCTCGCTCCAGTTATTGAGGCGTTGAAGCAATTAGGCCGTTATACGGATGCGGAATTAATGGCAGCCGTTATCAGTGGAATGTTTACTGTCTTTATTAAAACCGATACAGGAGAGGTTGGCCCAATATTAGGGCAAGGCGGAGATCCTTATTATGAAGAAGTCGAAGAGGAAGAAGAAGAGGAGCAAGCACCAGACTATAAATTAGGGAATGGCGCAATTGTTGGATTAGGCGAAAACGAAAGTATTGAAACAGCTAATCCAGGTAGACCTAATCAAGCATTTGAAGGATTTGTCACTGCAATATGCCGTCAAATTGGAGCTGCATTAGAAATACCTTATGAATTGTTATTAAAGAATTTTACAGCTTCATATTCAGCAAGTCGAGGTGCTTTATTGGAAGCATGGAAAATGTTTCGTATGAAGAGATTTGGATTATCTACTGATTTTTGCCAGCCAATTTATGAAGAATGGTTAGCAGAAGCGGTAGCGAAAGGGAGAATTCATGCACCAGGATTCTTTAGAGATCCCCTTATTAGAAAAGCGTATAGCGGAGCAGAATGGAACGGACCATCGCAAGGGCAAATTGATCCGTTGAAAGAAGCTCAAGCAGCTGAATTAAGGATAAAAATTGGTGCGAGTACCCACAGTAGAGAAACCGTTGAGTTAACAGGTGGAGATTTCTATAGAAATGCTCGTCAATTAAAAGTGGAAAAACAAATGTTAAAAGAAGTACAGGATATCATGGGGACTAACCTAGATGCAGTTAAAGGAGGTGAGACAAATGAAAAAGTTCTGGACAATGAACAAGAGCGAGACCAAGACGAATAGTGCCGAAATTTTCATCTATGGAACAATCGGTACTAGTTGGTGGGAAGAGTCAATTTCAGCTTCACAGTTTGGTAGGGATTTACAAGCTTTAGGTAACGATATTGAGGAAATAAATGTTCGAATAAATAGTTCTGGCGGAAGTGTCTACGATGGATTAGCGATTAGGTCCTTACTAAAAAATCATAAAGCATATGTCAAAGTAGTAATTGATGGTTTAGCTGCTTCCATTGCTTCCATTATTGCTATGGGAGCTGATGAAATTATCATGTCTTTAGGTAGTCAAATGATGATTCATAATCCAATGGGAAGCGCATTTGGAGAGGCAAAAACATTAAGAGAAATAGCAGATTTATTAGATAAAGTTAGGGATTCACTCGTAGACGTTTACATTGATAAAACTGGGATGGAAAGAGAAACATTAAATGCTCTTCTAGATAAAGAACATTGGATGAATGCACATGAAGCAGTGGAACAAGGTTTTGCTGATAAGGTGGAAGGGGCTATACCAATTAGTGCCCAGGTCGTGGGGAATATTGCTATCTTTAATGGTATCAGTATGGATATTTCTAAATATGAACATATTCCTAAGAATCTTTCAAATTCTATTCCAATTACGTTACCACAAAATACTCAAGTGAGTACACCTAGCAATCAAGTAATTACAACGGAGGAGGATAAACAAATGGATTTAAACAAACTGAAAAATGATTTTCCAGAAGTTTATAAGCAAGTTGTTAATGAAGGAATCACTTTAGAAAGAACAAGGATCCAATCCATTGATAATTTTGCAATTATACCAGGGTTTGAAGATGAAATAAAAAAAGAGATTCTTAATAAAGCAAAATATGAAACTGGTGTAACCGCAGAACAAGCCAGTATCGAAGTAAACCAATGGATTAGCAATAACTTTGACAGAATCTTAGAAAATAAAGCGAAGGACGAATTTATTACTAATGCTCAAGTAGATGCCAATTCTTTAAACGATATTGGTGGAGCAGCAGCACCTCAAAATACAGATACTCCACAAGAAGAACGAAAAGCTTTTGCTAGTGGGTTAGCTGGATTAATGAATAAAAAGAGGGGGTTAGTTAAGTAATGGCTGAAAATATGGTTGAAGTAATTGGAACTTATACACCAGATAACTTATTTGCTGGTCACAATGTTCCCGTATTAACGGGCGGAATTGTATTAGCAAAAGGCCAAGGGACTTTAAAACGAGGAACAGTGGTAGGAATTGTTTCTGCAACTGGATTAGCTGTCACAGTAGACAGTACTAAGGATGATGGAAGCCAAATTCCATATGGTATTTTAACAGATACTATAGATACAGAAGGATCCACAGATATAAAAGCGACTGTTTATAAAACAGGTTTATTTAATACGAATGCTCTTGTTTTTGGTGGAACAGATACAGTCGAAACACATCAAGCGAAATTAAGGGCTGCAGGCATTCACTTGCAAGCCAATATTCCATATTAAGGAGGAACATCAATGCCAGTGAATATGTATGAAACACGAACAATGTTAGATGCGATTAGTCAATTGATGCCAGTACAATCTTTTTTGAAAGATACTTTCTTTCCTGGTTCCGCAACACAATTAACGGAGAAAGTGGAAGTCGATTATAAGAAAGGTAAAAGATTAATGGCTCCATTTGTTGCTCCAAGAATCGGTGGGCAAGTAATAGATAGACAAGGTTTTAATACAAAAACCTTCAAAACAGGAAAAATTGCACCAGAACGTATTATCACGATTGACGATGTAAATAAAAGAAGTTTTGGTGAAAACATCTACAGTCAAAGAACACCAGCACAAAGAGCTCAAGAAATGTTGGCTGATGATTTGATCGATTTAGATGAGCAAATTAGCCGACGTGAAGAGTGGATGTGTCGTGAAGTGTTGCTAAACGGGAAAGTCGTCATGTCCGGAGAAGGTTTTGAACAGGTTGTAGATTATGATTTTACAAACAAGGAAGCTCTTATTGGTACTGACAAGTGGACAGACTTTGAAAATTCTGATCCTTTAGCATACTTAAAAGAGAAAAGATTACAAATTATCAAGGCAACTGGCATGACACCAGATATTTTAGTTCTTGCTTCCAACGTAGTAGACACGTTCATTAATCATCCTAAAGTAGTTGAAAAGTTAAATCTATTGCGAATGAACTTAGGAACAATTGAACCTTCCGTAAAATCAGAAGCAATTACCTTTGTAGGGAAATTACCATCATTAGGTTTAGAAATTTACAGCTATGATGAATGGTACTTGGACGACGAAGGAAAAGAACAACCTATGATTCCTGATAACCATATTATTATGGGGGTAAGTAAGAAAAACAAAATTGTTTATGGGGCTCATAGTCAATATGAAAACAAAAAATTGGTTACAATCGAAGGTACAAGAATTCCCAAATATATGGTTGATGAAGATAACGAAATCCAAAAATTACGTTTGGTTGCAAGACCTGTTCCAGTACCATCTGATATCGATAGTTGGATTGTTTCAGTAGTTCAATAGGAGGTGCACTATGACAGTACAGTTGAAGTTTAAAGTTAAAGGGAACTTAAAGGAGTACCAAAGAGGGGAAATTGTTAAGTTTGAAGGTAAAGAGGAAAAGAGATTAATAAAAGAAGGCATCGCTATCCCGTTTGAAGGTGCTATAACAAATGATCAAGTAAATGATGGTCCTTTTGAGGAAATTCCTCCGGAAGAATATGAGAAATTGTTTAAAGAAATTGACGACGCTGGTAAAACAGATAAAGTACTAGAGGCTGCCATTAATGTAGGCGTAGAGCTTTCAAGCGAAGACAAGAGGACAAAAAAATCCATCATTGATCGAATTATTGAACAAGGAATGGAACAGGAAGTATTAGAAGAATTAAGCGAAGGTGAGTAATCATGCAGAAAAATTTGCGTGATTTTTTTAATGCCGATTTAGAAAATGTTTTTTTTAACATAGATGAATTTGCTGAAACTCTTCTAATAAATCGTAGAAGTGTAACAGTCATTCGAGATCCTGAAAGGTTAAATCGAGCTCAAAAAGAAGGATTAGAAACCGCCGAGCTACTTTTTGCTATTTCTAAAAAAGATTTAAAGCGCAGGCCTGTAAATGGAGAAAAAATGACAGTTGGAGAGCGTGATTTTCGGGTTTTAAACATATCGAACGAAGATGGAATGTATGTCATAACGCTTGAGAGGTATCAATAATGGATGTATCGGTAAACGTAGATACGCAATTATTACACGAAATACAATCTAGACTTGGGAATATGTCAAATAAAGCTCCGAACGTTATAGCTAATGCTTTAAATAGAGCAATGACAACAGTTGCTGCTAGTGTAAGTCAAGAGACTAGAAAAGAATACACTATAAAGGCTACTGATATAAAAGCTACTTTAAGTAAAACGAAAGCTACAAAATCCTCAATGCAGGCCATTGTGGAGTCACAAGGTGCTTTAGTGCCACTCGATAAGTTTCAAGTGTCTCCAAAAACAGTGCAACCATTACGAAAAAAACCAATTAAAGTAGGCGTTAAAAAGAATGCTAGGAAAGAAGTAAAAGGCGCTTTCGTTGCTGATATTAGCGGTAAAAAAGTGTTTACCCGTACTGATAAAAGAAGACTTCCAATTAAACGATTAATGGGACCATCAATTCCTCAAATGATCGGAAATGAAGAAGTACGAAATAAAATTAATGCAGCTGGTTTTGAGCAATTTAATCGCCGTTTGCCTCATGAAATTAACAGATTGTTAGATAGGGGGTAGAGAGATAAGTGATACCAGATAACTTACAAAAAGATCTGATGAATCGTATAGAAGAAATATTCAAAGGTCAACTTTTTAAAGGGAAAAACGATAAAAGGGTTCCCGTAAAAGTACATGAACAATTTCTTCCTATCCCCACCCCTAATGATGATTTAGACGATGAGTTTGGAGAAGAAGATAATCATCTGTCCTTTTTTCCTGCTATTGTGGTACAGCTGGTTGGAGGCAATCAAGAAAATTGGGAGTCTCCTCAAGTAATAACCGTAAATATTATTGTTGGTGTGTATGATAATGACACAAACAGGAGCGGTTATAAAGACGTAACCAGGATTTTAAGAAAAATTCTAATCGATTTATCAGAAGACCGAACGATGGAAGAACAATATAAATTGTCTTTCCCACCTAATTGGAAGATTCTTGAAGAAGATACACACCCATTTTACTATGGGGCTATGTATTTAAGATTTGAAGACTCCATACCAATCTATGACAAGGAAGTGAGCAAGCTAATATGAGTACTGAAAAGGAAAAAACACCAAAAAAAGCAAAAAAAGAAAAAACGCTTCACGAAATTAGAAAAGAAGAAAAAGTAACAACAAGCATTTATGTTGGCCCAAGTATTCCAGGAGGAGCTTTGCAACAAAATGCTGTTTTTACGTCTGATTTACCTGTTTTCGCAAAAGAAGAAACAGAAAAATGTCCGTTTATTAAGGAATTAATTGTTCCAATTAATGAACTTTCGCTTGCAACAAGCAATCTATCCGTTAAAGGAACAAAAGAAAACATTATGTATAACAAAGTAATTGAATTTTACAAGGGGGCTTCTAACTAATGGCATATGAACATGGCATAAGCATTCAAGAAAACGCTACTTCCGTAACGCCTCCCGCCCAGAATTTAGGGGGAGTTCAAGTTGTAGTGGGCATTGCACCAGTCCATTTAGCAGAAAAACCATTTGGTGCAACAAATATCCCAATCCTTGCAAATACTCTTGCAGACGCAGAGAGAACGTTAGGTTATAGCGAAGACTTTGACTCATTTACAATTTGTGAGTCTATTTTTGCGTCTTTTAAATTTGCTACAGTTGGTCCCGTCGTTTTTATTAATGTATTGGATCCTACTATTCATAAAACAGCTGTAACGGATGGATCTCTATCCTTCCAAAAAGGGATTGCTGTTATCGATGATGAAGGCGTGTTGTTAGATACTGTTACGTTAAAAAGTAATGACGGTACAACTACTTATGAAAAAGACGTTGATTATACGATTAGCTTCAATGATGCTAATAAGCCTGTTATTACTGCTTTGTCATCCGGTAAGATTGGTAACGCAACTGCTGGAAAAGCTTCTTACGATAAGGTGGATCCATCAAAAGTAACCAAAGCGGATATCATTGGAGGCTATGATAGTGCTTCCGGAAAGTATAAGGGTCTAGAGTTAGTGCGAGAAGTATTCCCAAGATTAGGTGTTGTTCCAGGACTATTACTTGCACCAGGGTTCTCACAATATCCAGATGTTTATTCCGTTCTTGTTGCAAAATCGAAGAAAATCAATGATAGCTTTAGCGCAGATGTTGCCGCTGATATCGACACTACAGAAGCTACTCGATATGAAGATGTTGCTACGTGGAAAAATGATAATGGATATACAAGTGAAAAGAGCGTTGCCTTATGGCCAAAAGTAAAAGTTGGGACTATGGTTCTTCATTATAGTTCTATTTATGCTGCGGTATTAAAAGCGTTAGATGCAGAAACAGAAGATGTGCCAGCACAGTCTCCATCTAATAAAACTTTCTCTATTAGTGGAACATGTTTAGCAGATGGAACAGAGATTTATTTAGATAAACCTCAAGCCAATCACCTTAATGGCAATGGTATCGTAACCGCTATTAATTGGGGAGGATGGAGAATTTGGGGAAATAACACAGCTGCATACCCAGCAATTACAGATCCTAAAGATCGATTTATTAATTTACGAAGATTAATGAACTGGTGGGGAAATAGCTTCATTCTTACTTATTTCCAAGAAGTAGATGATCTAACAGATACTCGATTAATTGAAAATGTAGTAGATAGCGAAAATATTCGTTCTAATGGTTATGTTGCAGCTGGTTATATTGCTGGAGCATCTATTGAATTTAGAGAAGATATGAACCCAGTTACAGACATTTTAAATGGAACAATCAAGTTTATTACTAAAATTGGTGGAAAAACACCAGCAGAAAATATTGTAAATATCTTAGAATTTGATCCAACATTTATGGCAAATTCATTATTCGGGGGTGAATAAGCATGAATATACCTGATAAAATTAATAATTTTAACGTATATGATGATAAAAACAAGCTTATTGGGATATCTGGAGAGGTAACTTTACCAAACCTTGAAGCAATGACATCAACATTAAGTGGCGCTGGGATTTTGGGAGAATTAGAAACAACTAACCCTGGCCATTACAGTAGTACAACAATGGAATTTACTTGGAGAACTTTACTAGATAAAACGTTTCAGTTTGCCACTTATTCAGGTAGAGCGCTTATTCTACGTGCTGCAAGCCAACAGGTGAATTCAAACAATAGTCAATTGGTTCTCCAAGGTATTAAAATCACTGTTAAATACATGGATAAAGGGCTTGATTTAGGAAAACTTGCTCAAAATGCTGCAATGGAATCTAAAACTAGCCTAGAGGTTTGGTATATAAAAATTGAAATTGGCGGAAAAGTCGTATTTGAACTAGATAAATTAAATTCCGTTTATAAAGTTAATGGAGTAGATCAATTATCTGGAATTAAAAAATTAATCTAAGAAAAGAGGAAATCACATGACACAAGTATTAGATAAAACAGTAGAAGCAAACGTAAAAAATCAAGAAGAAAAGGAAGGAATTGTTAAGTTTAAAGAACCTTATACTTTTGAAGGCAAACAGTATACAGAAATTGATTTAAGCGGTTTAGAAGATTTAACTGGAGCAGACTTAGACGAGGCGGAAAATATGCTTTTAAAGGTAAATAAACCGTCTATGGTACCAGAGATGTCTATGACATATTTATTTTTCCTTGCTGCTAAAGCAACAGGACAACCGCAGGAATTCTTTTTCCAATTACCAGCTCGCGCAAGTTTAAAAGTAAAAAGAGCGGTGACGGGTTTTTTGAACGCGGAGGAATAATAAGTTATCAAGACGGTAAATACAAGAAGAATTATGATAGAAAAACCTTAAATAAAGCAATTATTCGGTTATCTATAGCAACTAAGACACCAAAAATGCACTTCTGGAAACTCACCTTTTTAAATTTATTAAGAGAAATAGAAGATGTAAAAGAGGTGTTAAATGAGAAATGAATAATGCTAGAGCGTTTCAAATTGCCTTTCAGCTCGGCGCAAAGATGGATTCATCTTTTCGCCGGGCTTTTAATTCTGCCAATCAATCATTAAGTAATATGGAATCCGGAACGGAATCATTAAGCAAGAGTAATAAAGCTCTTCAATCTGTTATGAACATGACAGGAAAGGCTGTCCTAGCAACAGGTGTAACATTTGCTAGTATCGGAGCTGGATTAGGAGCTGCTGCTGTTTCTGCTAATGATTACATGGATTCTATGAAACAAGTACAAGCAGCAACAGGCGCAAGTGTCCAAGAAATGAAAGAGATTAAAGAAATATCTAAAAATCTCTACAATAAGAATCTTGGCGAGGATTGGAATGAGGTTGCGCAAGCCATTTCAGAAGTAAAATCAGTAACTGATCTATCTGGCGGATCGTTAGAAACAGCAACCAAATATGCAATGCAGTATAAAGATGTTTGGGGCGAGGAAGTTTCACAGTCGATAAAAGCTTCTGATACGATGATGAAAAATTTCGGTATAACTGCCGAACAATCTTATAATCTACTGGCACAAGGCGCGCAACGAGGATTAAATAAATCTGACGAGTTAATCGACAGTGCAAACGAATATGCGGTATATTTTAAAACGCTAAATTATAGTGCAAATGAGATGTTTGACATCTTCAATGCCGGATTGGAAAATGGCGCATTTAACCTATTAATTTGGGCTTTATGGTGGCAACACCATATCGAAACCTCCTTAATTCATGGGAATCCCTAACGGTAATGCCGAGGGAAATCATGAGCGAAGCAAATATATTTGTTGTGAAACATGTATAGGCGAACGTGCAACGACTATCGGTGAAAAACCGAGTACGCGCAAGCGCGCGGAAATAGGAGGGGGCTCTTTGAGTCCTTGATATAGTCTGAACTGCATGGAAACATGTAGCAGTCATAAAATGACGGGCAAGGAATAGCGAACCTTGTTGAACAAATTGAGATAAAGTTGGCGACATAGTAAAAGAATTCGGTATTCGAATTAAAGATGGTAGCAAAGCGACATCTGATGCATTGAGCTATCTTTTCCAAGCAGATGGATTCGAAGATTATATGAAGAAACTCCAAAACGGTGGAACTTCTACTAAACAATTTATGGAGCTTGCTAGTCAAGTCGGCAGAGAAAACGCAGCACAGTTATTAAAGGACTTAAAAAGTACCGGTGCAGCATCTGAAAAAGCCTATAAGAGCATCGAATGGACAATGGGAGGAGCTGGTCAATTCCTTGATGCCCTTTCGTCCGGTGCTTTAGATGGAAAAGATGCCATGCAACAAGTCATCCAAAAAATCTCCGAAATAGGAGATACTAGTTTGCAGTCCCAAATGGCGGTAGCGCTTTTTGGTACGCAAGCGGAAGACTTAGAAATGAAGACATTATTGGCTCTTGGTAACGTGCAGGATTCTTTCGATATGACGAAAAAGACCATGGAAGAAGTAGGGAAAATCAAATACGACACAGTAGGCAATGCTTTAAAAGGAATCGGAAGGCAATTTGAAACACAATTTGTCATCCCGTTGGGTGAAAAAGTATTGCCTCATTTGAATACCTTCTCTAATTATCTTTCTGGGGATGTTTCAGGTACTATTAAAAGCTTTAAAGATGTACTGTCTACCATTGCACCTATTGCTCTTGGAGTAGTAACAGCATTTGTTGTGTATAAAGGTACATTGGCTGGCGTAGCAGCCGCACAACTAACGTTTAATGCTGTTCAAAAGATTAGTATTGCGTTATATCGAGCACATCGAGCAGCTATGATTGCGTATTCTTTATATGGTGGAGGAGTAAAGGGTATTATTCACGGAATGCGTGCTGCTATGGTTGCTTTAAACGGCACAATGATGGCCAATCCATTCGTATTAGTAATTGCGGTTTTAGCTGGATTAGCAGTAGCTTTTTATGCAGCTTATAAAATGTCTGATACTTTCCGCGAAAAAGTGGACAAGGCTTTTGCCACTGTTCGCGATAAGTCAGCAGAAGCTATCGCTTATATAAAAGTAATTGCGCCTCAACTTTGGCAAGGATTTATAGATCATACGCAAAATGCTTTTACAAAAATGAGGCAGACATATGATGATTTTATCTCCTTTGTTGGTTCCAAATATCAAGCAGTATCACAATGGGTTAATGGACTACAAGGTCCTGCTCAAAGTGTAGTAGGGTATATAAAAAGTTCTTTTGCAGGCATCGGAAATACAATTGCCACCTTGTCTCCATTGATTGCACGATTGGGATTATCCTTTTTAGGAGTAACTGGTCCAGTCGGATGGGTAATTGCCAGTGTCATTTCAATAGGAGCTTTTTTATATAAACTTGTAAAAACGAATGATGATGTACGATCGTCCATGATTAATGCTTGGGAATCTATTAAGAGCGCTTTTGCTCCAGTGATGGAATTGTTTGCTGAAAGTGGAAAAACTCTGCTTTCCATGTTAGTTCCGGCAATAACAGAAATTGCAACATCGTTTGCTACATTAGGACCAGAGTTCCAAAAGACTGGTCAGATTATGAAAGATAGCTTTGTTACACTAGGGCCTGCTTTTGCTGAATTAGGACCAGTTTTTTCCGAGCTTTTTGTTACATTAGGAAGCTTATTTTCAGGATTAGCAACAACATTGATTCCAATGGTTGTGGATGGCTTTGTTCAACTGATGCCTATAATATCGCAATTATTTTCGACTTGGATCTCTTTTTCATCAATCATAGTAACCACTATTCTTCCTATGCTTTTGCAGGGAGTTCAAATGGTTTTCCCTATGATTCTTGGAATAATTCAAGCGGTTCTACCATTTGTCGTAAAGTTACTGGGAACTTTGATTCCTGTTGTATTGCAAATTGCAGTTCAATTGTTGCCACTCCTTTTAAAAGGGGCTCAAATGATCTTTCCGATGGTACTAGGGATAGTTCAAGCTGTCCTACCGATAGTCATTCAATTAATAGGGGCTCTTATTCCTATTATTCTAACAATTGCCCAAACTGTAATTCCATTAATTTTACAAGCCGTGCAGTTTGTTTTCCCAATTGTTTTGTCAATTATCCAAGCTGTTATTCCAATTATCACGTTTTTACTAAAAGGCGTGGCAATCATTTTGACAAATATCGTTGTTCCGGCGATTCAATTCTTGTTAAAAATTGTGCAGTTTGTTTTTCCATTGATTATGTTAGCCATTAAAAGTGCGCTAAATTTTGTTACTGGAATCATACGGATTTTCACATCTCTTTTACAAGCGGATTGGAAAGGAGCATGGGAAAACATAAAGAAAACAGCGCAAAATATTATGAATAACATTATCGATTTCTTTAAAGCTATTAATCTTTATGATACTGGGAAAGCCATTCTGAAAGGATTAATAGATGGAATAAAATCAATGGCCAATGTAACAATGGGGGCAATTGGCGGTATAGTTAACGGAATCATTGATGGGATAAATTGGGTACTAGACAAAGTTAACGTTGAAATTACGTTAAATAAGTGGAAAGTGCCGAAATATGCTAATGGTACCAATGGGCATCCTGGTGGACCAGCTATTTTAGGAGATGGAGGCGGACCAGAACTATATCGAACTCCTAGTGGATTTGTTGGATTAAGTCCAGGTACAGATACTTTAATGAATCTGCCAAAAGGCACAGAAGTTATCCCTCATAGACAAACGCAGCAAATATTAAATAATTACAATATTCCTGCGTACAATGAAGGAACGGGCGTTTCCAATCCCTTAAAAGCGGGCTGGAATTGGATGAAAGAAAAAGGATCTGCTATTAAAGAAAAGGCTCTCGATGTTTGGAGCTATGTTTCCGATCCATCTAAATTAATGGATAAAGTACTTGAGAAATTTGGAATTGCACTTCCTAGTATTCAAGGTATTTTTGGAGATGTAACCAAGGGATCTTTTAATATGATCAAGGAGAAGGCGGTTAATTTTGTGAAAGAGAAATTAGCTGGCTTTGGTAGTTGGAATGGAAAAGGAGCAGCGGCTCCAGGTGATGTAACTAAGTGGTTAACAGCAGCCATTAACATTACAGGCGTTCCGATGTCTTGGTTAGGACCATTGCAAACAATGGCCATGAAAGAATCCGGAGGGAATCCGAGAGCTATTAACCTGTGGGACAGTAACGCCAAAAAAGGCATTCCGTCAAAAGGTTTAATGCAAACGATAGATCCAACGTTTAATGCTTATAAAATGTCTGGAATGGATGATATCTGGAATCCAATTCATAACGCAGTAGCTTCTATACGTTACACAATGAGTCGATATGGTTCCATATTTAATACGCCTGGTATGCGTTCCATGGCTTCTGGTGGAGGATACAAAGGTTATTATCAAGGCGGGACAACTCCTAATTCCGATTATTATTGGGCAGGAGAAAGAGGACCAGAGTTACTTAAGTTACCTGGTGCAACCCAAATTAATTCTAATCAAAATAGTAAGTCGATGTTAGGAAGCCTTCTAGAAAGCTTCTTTAGTTTCGGCGGGAAGTCTCCTGGAAAGATTGGAGCTGACGAAGGAGAAATTAAGGTTGACTTTACATTTGCTCCTGTTATCCATGTAAACGGAAATAACGGAAGCGCGTATGACGAAGTAATGGAAGCTTTAAAAACCGCAGGCCCAGAAATGGAAGCCTTATTGATTAAGTTATTAGAAAAAATTAAAAATGACAGAGATCGGACGAGTTTAGCATGAGTACGTACGTAACAACAAGTGGCGATACGTGGGATAAAATAGCATTGGAGCAGCTGGGGAGCGAGTATTTGTTTCCCTTGCTTCTTGCTGCCAATCCTCAACATCGTTTAGTGCTTATATTTACTAATGGAGTTGAAATAACTATTCCGGAATTTGAGTTAGCAGAAGATTATGAGGAACTACGGCCAGCATGGTTGGATGAAGACTTAGAAGATACTGCAGAAGACGAAGAGCAAGAATTAGAGTTTGCTAGTGAGGAGGATTCTTAATGACAGACGGAAGACGTGTCTCCTATGACATTATATACAATGGTAAGAGTCTAAAGTCAGACATCGATCCGTTTGTAACTGGACTCTCTTTTACAGACAATTTTAGCGGATCTGCAGATGATATTACCATCAACTTAGCGGACAAAAATCGCTTATGGATTGGCAATTGGATGCCGGAAAAGGGAGCTGCCATTGAAGCTAAATTACTAATCCCTCCAGGATGGGGGAATAAAAATAAAGTCATTAGAAATTTAGGATATTTTGAGATTGACGAATCAAGCGGAGGAGGACCGCCTACAACTGTATCGATTAAAGCAACGTCTATTCCTCAAGCGTCTTCACTAAAAGGAGAAGAAAAGTCGAAATCATGGGAAAAAACGACGTTAAAAAAAGTCATTACAGATGTGGCTAAAAAGAATGGATTAGGGGTTTACTACGATGCTGCCGATAATCCTAGCTTTGACCGATTAGACCAAGAATATGAGTCAGATGGAGCATTTCTTTATCGACTCTGCAACGAAAACGGATTAGCTTTAAAAATAGCTAATAAAAAAGTATATGCGATTGACGAGGAACAATTGGAAAGAGAAGGAACGGTTGCAACGATAAAACGGACTGATCAGATAATAAAAAAATGGGAATACAAAGACACGTTAAATGGTTTATATAAGTCATGCAAAGTAACTTATACTGACACCCAAAAAAAAATAACGTATTCTCGAACCTTCACCCCATCCAAACCGCCTAAAACTGGCCGAGTGCTCATTGTTAATGAAGAGGTATCTTCTAATGATGCTGCTTATCGATTAGCGAAAAAGAAGCTAAGAGAAATGAATAAAGAAGCAACAACCGTAACGCTTACCATGACGGGGATAATCAATGTTTATCCTGGTCAAAATGTCCAGTTAAAGGAATTTAGCAAGCTTGATGGTAAATATATAATTAAATCTATGTCTGGCTCTACAGGTACTGGAGCAGAAACAGTTTTAGAATTACGGAAATGTTTGGAGGGTTATTAATGACCAAAATTGTAGAGGGAAGAGTATCTGCTGTTTATCCAAACAATAACACAGTAAAAGTCAAACGGGACGACAACGAAACGGTCACGAGAGAATTAATCGTACTCCAAAGAGGCGATAACTGGCTCCCAAAAGAAGGCGATTATGTTCTTTGCCTTCTTGGAAAAGGCAATGGATATGTGCTAGGAGCAATATAAAGGTGGTGGAACCGTGGGGAAAATAGGAAGTTTCGGCGGTGTCACTTTTGAAGTTTCAACTAAAAAAGTTCTAACCTTTGATGATTTCTCCAGAAGCGGTGAAGCAAGATGGAGCGAGCATGAAGTAAAAGGGAAACCTATTTCCGAGTTTATTGGACCGGGACAGGAATCAGCATCTTTAACTATTTTATTAAATAAACACTGGGGAACAGACCCTGTAAAAGAATTAAATAAGCTCCGGTCTTTTCGAGATAAAGGAAAGACTGGAGCTTTTATCATTGGAAATAAATCAATTTCTAGCAATCATTGGTATATTGCATCTATTGGCGAATCAGATTACCAAGTAGACGCAAAAGGCAGATTTATAGGTATTAAAGTTGATTTGAGTTTACGAGAATACGCGAAAGATGTTAAAGCCATAAGCATTAGTAAACCAAAGCCAAAACCAAAGCCCAAAAAAAAGAAAGCTCCTGCTTCTAAAAGAAAGGTTATTGGGACTATTACCATTAAAGTTGGAATGCTCAACTGTAGGGCATCCAGAAGTTTGAAAGGTAGAATTTTAAAGGTTTTAAGAAAAGGGCAAAAATACAAAGTTTATGGAAAAACAACAACCGATATCCCTTGGTATGATCTTGGTGGCGGTAAATATACAAGCGCGGTGTCTAAGTATACGTCGTTTAAGAAAGGATGATGAGCAATGAGGTATCAAATTTCCCCATTAGGAAGTATTGATTTTGGCGCTACTGGATTTAAGGCAAAGTTGCAAAACGCATCCTTCCTTTTAGCGACAAAAACAGGGACTTGCTTCATGGATAGACAAGTGGGTTGGGAAACAAACGTAGACGAAATTTCTGACGTAGCTAAGGCGAATATGACTGCCCAAATAATCGAACTAATCGAATTTAACATTCCGGATTTAACAGTAGAAGAGGTTAATTTCAAGGAAGATTTTGCTGCAGGAACGCTCTATCCCATTGTAAAGGTGGTGTTCAATAATGACAGTGAGATTTAATCTTCCAGAAGTGGATTTTGTCGAAGTAGATGCCGAGGAAATGGAAAATATAGCTGTCAGCAAGTTTCAAGAGCTAACAGGCATTGTATTAGAGGAGACAGATCCTAGACGTAAATTCATCCAATCAATTGCTTTCTTAGCTACAATGTTAGGAAATAATATTGATTTTACAGGAAAAATGAACTTACTAGCCTATGCGCAGGATAATTATTTAGATCATAAAGGAATTGATAAGAACGTAACAAGGCTAGAGCCAAGAGCTGCAGAAACTCTTGTGCGTTTTGAAATTAATCCTATCGAGCCGTTTACTATTCCTGCAGGAGTACGATTATCAGTTGGTGATATTGAATTTGCTACTACAAGCGATATTTCAGTCGATACCGGCACAAAAACATTAGATATCGTCCTTACATGTACGGAAAAGGGAACAATAGGTAATGGATTTTTACCGAACCAGATTACTAATATCGTAGACAATGACCAGTTACCTTGGGTTATTAAAGCCTATAATATCAACACTTCAAGTGGTGGATTAGATTGGGAGGAGGATGATTCTTTTGCAGAGAGGATTAGACAGAGCAATGGCCAATACAGTACAGCTGGACCTAGCGATAGTTATCGATATCATACCATGTCTGTTAGTTCGTCTATTGTGGATGTAACTGTTTTTTCCCCCGCAGAAGGAAAAATCACAATTGTTCCTTTATTAGAGAATGGAGAGTTGCCTAGTCAAACCTTGATTGATGCAATAAAGGAAAAACTCAATGAACGGACAATACGGCCATTAACGGATTTAGTAATCGTAGAATTGCCCGAAATCGTCTCTTATGATATTGCGTTCACTTACTATATTCCACGATCTAAACAGAGCATTCAAATGGTGATACAAGGACAAATCAATCAAGCTGTCCAAGATTATATCAATTGGCAAAAAAGCAAACTTGGAAGGGGAATTGATGCGAGCGAACTGGTCTCTAGAATTAAAGACGCTGGAGGGGTTCGGGTAACAGCTAGTAGTCCTTCACAATATATTGTCCTTAGCAAAACACAAGTCGGACACGCAAATGCCGTGAGCGCCAATTATGGAGGTCTCGTGGATGATTAAGACATTAGAAAACTTTTCTATTGTAGATGTTCTTTCCGACAGTTTAAAAAATGATAACAATATTAGGAATTTAGCGATTGCATTAACTCCAATTTTTCAGAGATTACTAGAACAAACACAGTTAGTACAAATGTACAAGGGGATTCCCGATCATTTGCTGGATTTTATCGCTTATGAAGTAGCAGCGGACTTTTACGATGTCAATATGACGAATAATCAAAAAAGAGTCACGCTTGAGAACGCAGAAGCAATACACAAGTCAAAAGGAACAGTTGCATCCGTTGAGGATGTAATTGCTCCTTTTTTTAATACTGGAAGAGTTCGCGAGTGGTTTCAATATGACGGGAAACCTTATCACTTCCAAGTCATCGCTAATGAGTATCTAGAGAATGAAGCAGACATAGCAAAATTATTTCGTATGGTAGATATCGTAAAACGTGAATCTACTCGACTTGATTGTGTTATTTATGAGCGAAAAGATGGAATTATCCAGGAAGCGGTACAAACAGACAAACATATTGAGATTTATCCATTAACAGACACGTTTTTTTGTGGTCAATGGTACGATCCTGCAATTTTTGGAAGACTTATAGAAAGTGGAGTAAATGTCCGTACAGATAGTATTGATAATATGATTATTCCATTTAAACAAACCAATACATTCTTTTTGAATAGCAATGAATCTCCAGAAATGATTCAAAGAGATTTCAATTCGTTTGTACAACTAGATCGTGCACCAATCGATTATTCAAAAGTTGATTATCTATTTGCCAACGATAAATTAATGATTGGCAAATTTAAAACTGGTAGCACAGAAATAACAGAACCTATCCAATTGAACTATAGTGATTCTATTAATATGAGATCTATAGCTGATATTTCGCTTCAAGAAGAATTTGCAAAAACTGGCCAATTCTTTGTCGGCAGTAAAGAAGAATTTGAAATCATTCAAAAAGAATATAAAGACAGTTTGGAAATTAGCACGAATAAGGATATGTCTTTTGTCGAGTATATAGCTTCTAGAGAAGATTTGAATCTCAATTTCATTGTTGGTTCGAAAGAGGAGTTTCAACAAACTACTGTTTCTGCCAACGATTCCGTAGAAGTAGAAGGAGTAGCGGATAAAACAGCAACTAAGTATCCATTAGCTGGACAATTTTACGCTAGTGAGGAGTGAGATAAATGGCCATAACAAATACAGCCCATACCAAAATTAAAAATTATTTTCGAAGTTTGGTCAAAGAAGGAAGATATACGATTGATGGTGTTACTAAGTCCATTGACATTTTTCAGATAGATCAATCTGGAGACAACATAACCGTATATTTATATTTAAATGATCAAGTATCTGGGTCTATTACCAAATACCAGCTTATCGATGTAGATGGACAAGTCATTGATGATGCGCCAGAAAGCATTACAAAGAAAGATATACAAGGAATTCTTGTTGCTTTTCGATATTCCATACAGAAAGTAACTGCATAAAGGAGTGAGATAAATGGCAAAAGCTTATACAAAAATAGAATGGAAAGATCATGTAGTAGATAGTCAAACAGGGAAAGTTTTGCAACAAGGAACACCCGTAAGCGCGAGTAATTTAAATCACATGGAAGAGGGGATTGATCTTGCTCACCAAAAATTAGAAGGCGCGAATCGTCAAACCGTACCATTAACTCATGGGGTGCAAGTAATTAATGGAGACGTTAACGCTCCAGTATCTTTACAAATGGAAGGACGTACTCTTATACCGCTGCAAAACACGGAATTGGATGCTGCTAAGTTTTATGTTTTAGCGGATAAGAAAACCAAATTGAAATTTAGCGAGAGTTTTTCTGTTCAAGGAATTGCAAAATTCCCTGGAGTTAACGCAAAGGTACAAGTTATTACTAGAACAGCAACATTCGAAGGGAAAGTATCGGGGAGTACACTTGAAAACCCTCATATTGCTGGTACTAACTATTCCGAAACATTAAAGTCACCATCCAATATAGATTATCCAGCTTCCCAAGCATATGTTGAAGCTGTTTCAAAACGAGATAGCAACACACAAACCAATTTTACCCTTGAAGCGGGAAAAATGGTTCAAGCCCCTTTTTCTTTTAATATTGTTGAAGAAATAGAAAGAAACGTAGGGAGAATCCCTCGTAATACTTTAGCAGAGAAAATCCAGTGGATAAAGGATAATGTAAACAAAGCTATATTTCAAGCAAATGCCTATGGTACTGGGCCAAGTGGAGGGAAGTTAAGCGCTGCTGTTTATAGGGTTTCTACTGGTGCATTTTATATCGCTACACCAGTTACAAATACTACTTTAACGACAACAGGTATATCAATAGGTAATGGTTTTGGTGTTTCTAATATAGAAATAGATAATAACGGATTTATTCATTATTTGCTATTTACGGAGGCCAGCGACGGGGTAACACGGGCACAGATTTATATAGATTATGTAGAGCTGCAAATAGAGTTGAAACCAGAAGTGATACTGCACGCTCCCCGCATTCCGTTATATGAAGTACCAAAAGAAGAATACGACAATATTTTAGTTACATGGAATGAAGATGAAGTTTTACTACGATATCCATCTGTTGAGGGTGTACAACATATACAAAATCCTTACGTAATAGCCGAGGGTGAAAACTTGTTCCCTCCATTCACTGAAATAGCGAATGTGCATTCAAGTCTAAAAATAACCTACGATTCTCCTTACGATATAACTGTAGAATCAACAGGATCATATCAAGTAATCACATTAACCAAAGATATCTTGCCTAACACTAAGTACTATTTTGGACTGGAGAAGAATGAGCAATTAGTTGGTAATAGTTCAAGAGAAATTCGAGTTCATTCAGTAGATGGAACTGTATTAAAAAGTTATTATTCGGATTCCATAGAAATCATTACACCATCAAATGCTAAATATTTAACAGTTCGTTTAGGCAGCGGTTCATATACTGGCTCTTCAAAGATACGATTTAAAAATCCTATGTTATGTATCGGATCAGCAAGATCATTCGTATCAAGAAATCCATCATATATGCTAATAGAGGAAAAACTAGGAGCAATTGGAACATTTAAAGATACTCTGTTTGAACAAGATGGGAAAATGATGTTGAAAAAAATGATTGAGAAGGATAGAGAATTAGATGGATCTCTAGTATGGGCATGGGTTGGTAACTCTATTTATAATGGTTATAAGAGATTTAGAAGTTATCTATCAAACCAAGATTTCCCAGTTGGGTTTAGTCATAACTCTATTATTGATAGTAGACAAGTATTGACTAAGTATGATGGAACTAAATTAAGGAATTCCGGTTTGAAAACCGATGTTAGCGCGGCTCCGGATTTATATTCTGTATATAAAGATGGAAATAACCCATACTTAATAGAAATTTCCGTCTCAAATGCAGATAGCGGATTCGCTCAAGAATACGAACCTACAAACGCAGAAATGAAAGCATATTTCCGAGGTTGGAAAGTTAAAACATCCGATGCTAGTAACAAACCGACAGCGTGGAAAAGCCTAGTTGATGGGAAAGATGCTCCGACACAAACAGTAGATTATGTTTCTAACAACAACGCGCCTGGATATATACCATATAAATATTCCTATGTATTAGAATCGTCAATCATTTCTGAAGTAAGAATAGAGGGCGCTATTTCTGTAAACGGACCAACGCAAATAGAGGTTGGCAGCGGAGTTATTACTAGAGAAAAGGTAACTCCTTATGGCAACATCGGACAAGAAAGACAAATTAATAGATTAGGATTCAATCCACTTTCAAAAAAAGCGGATACGATACTTTCTATATATAAAAATGAACGTAAAGATAATTCGTGGTATTTTTTAACTGATACTAACTTAGCATACGGTAGACAGCGCGCTGTCATTTCTGACAGTAATTATGACCCTTCGGCTGAGTATACAGTAACTTATGTTGTATATGACAGGAACCAGTTCACAACAAATGTCCTAACAGCATCCGCAAACTTTGCAACCAACATACGCACAGCTTTGGATGATACAGTTAAAAAGCTGGAGGATGTAAAAGCAGAAACATCTGTAAACTCTTTATTATTGTATGAAGTGCTTGTGAGAATGAAAGCAGGAGGTATCTAAAATGGAAAATTTACCATTTGATATAACAGAAGAGTTAATTGAGAAAACACTGAAAGATTTAGGGAAAACCAGAGCTGAATTTGAACAGAGAGTAGAAGCAGCAAAACCTAATACCAGTACAGAAATAATCGGTAGTTTCATGGCAGTATTAATGGAAAGCGTGGACAGTATGGGATCCATGCTTTCTTTAGTTATGCAACAAAATATGGAAATCAAGACGGAAATAGAGAAATTAAAAGGAGGAAATGAATAATGATAATTATGTTTGTTACTGCAATAAGATTAGGATTTTCTACATTAGACAAAGTTCCGTCAGCATTTTTGGCGCAAGTAAAAGAAGAACTTGGCATCGTTGATCCAATACCAGAGCAACCAGTAACAGAAGAACAAGCGGAAGACATTCCGCAAGAAACAGAAAATCCAGAAGAAGGAGAAATCGCTGCTGAATAGTAGCGGTTTTTTCTTTTTAAAAAAGGGGAGAATAGCGTGTTTTCGTACAAAGAAATTTTTAGTATTACTGAATTATTTAATGGAAAAGTGGGATTTGCAGCATTTTTCACAAGTGGAGTAGGTGGTTTTTTGACTTGGCTATATGGCGGAACAGAATATAACTTATTGTGTATGGCAGCATTGTTCTTGGCCATTTCATTTGATTGGATCGGTGGCACGGTAGCATCCAAAAAGGATGGTTCTTATGCTTCCGCATATGGGATACAGGGGCTTGTAAGAACCGTTGTTATGCTTTTATTGCCAGTCTTTGGAGTTTTAATCGATAATATTTTCCAAACTCCAAATGTAGCGTTTTTTATGTTCTGGGGAGGTTTAATGTACCATACCCTTAATTCCATGACAGCAAACTTTACTAGAGCAGGATGGGACAAGTTAATTCCAAATTGGGCCATCGATTATGTTTCTAGCGAAATCGAATCAAAAATCAATCGATCTAATTCAAGAGTGAACATTAACAAGACAGACGATACAGACGAAAGCAACTCCTAATCGGGGTTGCTTTTTCTTATAAAAAAATTAAAAAAATGGAGAGTGAATGAAAATGGCAAAAGGATTTGATTGTGCAACAAAATTAACCAAAACTACAGCAACCGCATTAAAAAAACTAGGTTATGAGTACGTATTCCGTTATCTTGGACCAGACAGCAGCTGGAAGTCATTTAGTGTGGCAGAAGCAAAAATCATTAAGGATGCGGGATTAAAGTTAGTCAGTATTTGTCAACTAGTCAACAACGGTCCATCTTATTTTAGCTACAATGATGGAGCAGCTATCGCGAAATATGCAATGGAACATGCAAAAAGAGTCGGACAACCACAAGGAACGGCTATTTATTTTGCCGTAGACTTTGACGCGCAATCTAAGCATATGGACAAAATCAAAGATCATTTTAAAGGGATTAAAGATACCTTAAAAGGTTATAAAGTCGGAGTTTACGGATCCTATGATGTAATGGTGGCAATGAAAGGAAAAGTCGATTACTATTGGCAAACATACGCATGGAGCAATAAAAAAGTGGCTGATTTTATCCACGCTCACCAATATCAAAACAATGTAAAAGAAGGCGGGATCACTATTGACCGTAACGATGTTAAAAAGACTCCTGGTGATTGGACTTCTGGATCTGGTGTGATCGATGCACCAAAACAGCAAGTAGGAGCTGAAATTGTAACAAAACCAAACAAGCCAACAACTAAGCGTAAAAAGAATAGCGACGGTACTTATACTGTTGTTAGTGGCGATACATTGTCAGAAATTGCAGCTGACTTTAACGTTTCTGTTAATGATCTAGCAAGCTGGAATAAAATCGCAAACAAGAACCAAATCAACGCTGGCCAAAAACTAAAATTTTCTGCGGATAAAAAAGCAACGGCAGTTAAACCAGCTACAAGCAGTACGAAAAAAATCACCATTAAAAAAGGAGATACTTTGTCCAGATTGGCAGTGAAGTATAAAACTACTGTCTCTAATCTTAAAGCGTTAAACGGATATAAATCCGATACAATTTATGCTGGGAAAACAATGAAAGTTCCTTCAAGCGCTAGTAGCAATACAACTACAAAAAAGAACTATATTGTAAAATCTGGTGATAATGCTACAAAGATTGCAAAGAATAATGGAATTACTCTTGATAAATTAAAAGAATTAAATCCATCTAAGAAAAACTGGGATTTGGTCTATCCAGGAGATAAATTACGAATAAAATAATACGGATGGATATAAAATAGTTGTAGAACATGATCTCCATAGAAAAGCCCTTCTCGATTTGAGAAGGGCTTTTTGTTTATCCTATTTTATCTATATTTACTTCTTTCCATCCTTCTTTAAAGCTTCTTCCCAAGGCAAAATCTCAAATTCTATACGTTTCTCTTTTGCCGTTTCAGACCAATCCGCAGTTGTGTAGGGAGGGCTAACAATCATTGTTATCTTTTTGATATCTTTATCTACATTTTTTAGTAACCACCACGATTGCCCTTCTTTTTTAACTTTTCCTAAAAAGTCTCCTCCAGCGTCACCCATCATACCCATTTCGGCTTCTACTTGTTCGCCTGTATCTGTAACTAAGATTGCTTGATTCGGATTAAAGGTGATATCTTCTTCTGCTGTATTTTCCGCAATCAAATCCACTACAACAGCTCTGACCTTATCTGCATTATTAAACATTACTTTTACGTCTTCTTGTGGCTCCACTTCTACAACAGCAATGCCATTAATGGTCAACTGCATGCTTCCCATTTCAATTGGTTTCGCATCTGCCTTTGTTCCGTCCAATCCAGCTTCATCATTGTAGCCAACGCCAAGCGTCTTAATATGACCAAGCCCATCTATGTCTGCTTCTTGTTCCGAGTCGTTTGTTTCTTCTGCAGCTGGTTCACTTTCTTTTTCTATATCTGCAGTTTTCGTTTCAGTTTGTGCTGATTTCGTCTCTTTTTTTGTTTCTTTAGTAGTTGTAGTATCATTCCCGCACGCTGCCATTATCACTAAAAAAAGCATGACGAGAAAAGAAAAGAATAATTTTTTCAAAAGAAATTCCCCCTAATTATATGTCATAGATAATTTTACCTAATATGCGAATTATTTACTATATATTTATGACTACTTGAGTTACCATTCCTCAAATACTTTGCGCATATCCTTATGCCATAGTTCTTGCACTAAACTAGTAATGTCCACTCGATCATTATATATAGCTTTGGTTATACGGGATAAAAAAGGATTTTTCCGCGCTATCTGATCTAGAAAATTAAAAGCCAATCTTGCTGCTTCTTTGTCTGGATCCACTTCAAACTCAAAAGAATCAGCATGAAAAGAAGCTCTTCGCAACGTTTCATCATTTTCAAAATCTATATATCTTAATTCAATTGTTACAATCATTTAAAACCCTCCCCAAGTATCTGATTGATTATGTCTAAATGCTCACTATTAAGTAATCCTTTTTTATGCGCAGCCAAAAAAATGGGGTATAACTCCAAGTTTCCTTTCGAATCTAGCGCGGGTTGTATGTTTGTTAATTGGCAATATCGTAATAATAGTTCAAGCAGCTGATTCATGCCTTAGTCGCTCCTTATCTTGTCCAAATTTCCAGTTCTTTTTATCTAGTATAACAGCACATTTGTTCGATTAAAAGATTGAAACCGAACGAACGTTCGATTATAATTGGAATTAATTTAGAAAGGATGTGTAAAAATGGACAAAATATTAGCTTTATCAATGAAAAATAATCAAGCAGTGGAAATGATTTATTTGTCTGACAAAGGACAAATCACGCAACGAATGATACGCGTTTTAGAAATAAACGAACATCGTTTTGTTGCTTACTGTTATTTGCGCCAAAGAAAAAGAACCTTTAAGCTAAACAATATTTTGTCTATAGATATCATCCGAAAAAAACGAAAAGGAGCTTAAGCACATGTTATATGACTATCAAGTTAAACCAAAAAAAGAAAGAATGGAGGAGAAGGAGAAAGAAATAATTCAAGCTATACAAGCATGGGTGGATAAGAAAAAAAGCCCTCCTAGTATGCGCGAACTTACAAAACTAGTAAGCTTTAAATCTACAAGCACAACCTTCGCATATCTTACCAGAATGAAAAACAAAGGACTAATCACATGGGATAAAAGCTCTCCCCGAACCCTTCGCTTATTACAATAAAACTAGCCATTTTTTCAAGTCTAAAATACCCTTTAATTGGGGTTTTGAAAGTGGGATAATTCCTTGATACATCAATAAAAACATTATCCTTTGTCAAGGATGTCCAGTTGCGGACAAAGAACACTATCCCTAATTGGATATCCTCAAGCAAAAAAAGAGGCTGGGACATAACTAGCCTCTAAAAAAGAGAAAAGTGAATTTGAGGTACTCAAAT